ATCAAAATTATCATACGCCCAAGTATTTAAAGCCCTTGTTATTGTCATTCCAGCTGATCCCGTTTTTGTTACCAAAGCCGAACTATTACCTTCTCTAAAAGGAACTGCAAATAAAAATACGTTAACCCCGTTGTCTACTATCTTATAATTTGATAGTTGAATATCTCGGAAATCGTTATATAAAGTTAACTGAGCTTCACCGCTTGTAATTTCAGTTCTTATATCGTTAATGATATATCTTTTATCTCGAATAATTAACCTATCATTCAATCCTAAGTTTGTTAAAATGCTAATTGGAAGCATAGCTTTTACCGTTGTTAATCTTTGTTTGAGGTTATATAAATTTGATAAATAACTAAAGTAATAAGTAGCAAATAAACCATTTTGAATTGTCTGTTGAAGAATTATTGAATTGTCAGCTCCGAAATTTAAAGAGTAGTTTTCTCCGTCTTTAACTACATCTTGACCAAATAAAGTGTAATTTGTTAAGTTTATATTTGCAGCACCATTATAAAATTTTATATTAACTGGCAAGGCACCCGTATTTCCGTACATATAAAGCAACGTTGGTTTAGGAATGTAGCTTTGATAGTTTGAGTTTAAGAAGTATCCTAAAATCGCTTTATTTGCAGGTGACGTTCCTTGTGCTTCCGCAAAGAGTAAATTCTCAAAAGGTGAATCTATTGTGAAATCTCCACCGTCATAATTAAAAGCGTTATTCGTGTTTCCGTATTCCGAATTAGAAATTTTAAAATATTCTCTATTTGTAAACGCTTCGCTTTGTTGGTATTTAAAAGCTATATTTCTAAATAAAGGAATTTTACTAACGTCTGTACTTTCTGAATCAATGTATGGTGTTACGTCAATTGTTGCTCCTTGATTATACCAATCTTCTAAAGGTAAAATCTCAAACGTGTTTTGAGAAACCCCTACGCAAGTAAAGTTAAATTGCCTTATAATTCCTGTAAAGAAATCCGAAACGCTGAAATCAGGTAGGTAATTTGATACATCTAAATTTGCTGTTAAAACATTTAAATTTGTGTTTATAGTTGAAATATTTTCGTAACTTCCAAAAATGTTTTGAGGGTTAAAAAAATAAGAAGCGTAAGTTATATCCATATCAATATCCATTGAAACATCTGCTTTTAATTTAAATGTAAAAGTTTCATTTGCATTAGGCATCGGAATTATATTTGTGGATAAAATACCGCCGTATTTCAATATTTGATAAGTTCCAACCGTTGTTATACTTATTGTTGTATCATAAATTCCATTTTTATAAACATCTAAATATGCTATTTCTGCACTTGTTTTAGAATTTATAATAACGTCAATATTTATTTGAAATATTAATGCGCTATTTACGGCATCTACATCTATTGTTATTGTATTATTTGGAATATCAATAAAATCTTGTGGATTATAATTATTTTCAGGAACTGTAGTAGTTGAAACTGAACTCATATCAACATCAATAATCTGAGTGATCAAACTCATATTTGTAGCGTTCTTTGCTTCTAAAAAACATTCTGTAAAACGTTTATCAGTAAAGAAGTTGCCTAAAAAAGTTACCCCAAAATATGTTTGTATAGCGTCAAATATTCTCGCAATTTTAACCGCTGGAAATAATTCTCCGTAATTTAAACCGCCTATTATAGTAGTTATGTCATTTACAGTTCCATCAGCATAACTCCAAAGCCTATTATTTGCAATTAAAGGAAATCTAACATCGTAATCAGTAACCGAATCTGTTATTCTGTTAGCTACATTTGTTCCAGTATATTCAAAAGCTAAACTTGAGTAGTCTAATTGGTTTATTTTAATATCTCTAAATATGTCTTTTAAGCTCGTTAGCTGCCCGAAAAAACTAATTGAGTAGTTATCTATCAATCCATTTTTTAAATTCGCTCTCTCTAAAGAAATTACTCCTTGTCTAAATGGAACAAAATCTATTTCTATGTATGCAGGTCTTCTTAAATTATGGTCTATTGTTCCGTCAACATCGTTTTGGTAAAAGTGTTCAAAGATTGTATTATTTGCACTACTGCCAGGAACAGTGAAACTTTGGCTAAAGTCTGAAAACGTGCGTGAAATATCACTTATGTTTTGAACGCTTAAAGTAACGTTTATTTTCTCATCGTTAAATAATTCAAGTCGCTCGTATTTTAAGTCTCTACATTCCTCAGTAATTAAATATTCAAGTGATCGTTCACCGCATATTTCCCAGTTTTTTAAAAACGGGTAGTAAACATCGGATGTTGAACAGTAATATATTGAATCGCTATTAGTAAAAGCCATGAAGAATTGCCACGTAGTTCCGTCCCATGAAATACTAATTGAAGGCGTGTAAACAGAACTTTCAGTAATTAAATAAACGTTATTTTCTGTAGTTATATATTCTCCGTCTTCCGTTGTAATATAATCTCCCTCTGTAAAATCTGAGTTGTAGTTGTATTCAGGTCTGTCGTTTAAATATCCAGTTCTCGGAACGTCAATAGTTTGTGTTATTCCGTCTAAAGTAAAAGTAACTCGAATGCAATCTAAGTCAGTTACTTCTCTACCTACGTATATTTGTACGGTTCTCATCAGCTAATTGAATTTATAACGTCATAAGCCATTTCAAACTCCATTTGGTAGTTTATTGTTTTCGTGTTTATGGATTTAAACTTTTCAACCGATTTTGTGCGCAATAAAGCAGGTAAATCATTTACTCTAATTGTTTCACTTAATAGCAACTCCTCAACTACTTGTTTAAAGTTTTCATTTACCCAACCTGTATTTAATTTATAACTTCTTTTTGCATTTGTATTAAAGTTTTTATACTGCCCTTGTTGTAAATCGTAATTAGGAAAAGGAACCGGGTTTAACTTAAACTTCGTGTTTTCAGTTTCAATAGTTTCATTAGAAACCTTGTAAAAGAATTCTCTTTGCCAAGCTCCAAACCTATTAATAAAATCTACTGTGTAAATCTCATATCTACATTCGCATTGAGGTGTAAAATAATAAGTTTCCTGAACTACATTATTTAATAATATTTCAAATTTATTACCAGTTGTTAATTTTGTTGTATCAACTTTTCTAACATTATAAATGCCACTTACATCTATAGCTGTTTCAATTGGTGAAGTATTTGGAGAAGTGTATCTAACTTTCCACCCTGATGAATTTGTTATTAAAGTTATTGTGCCAGGGTCAAGTAAAGTGTTTGCTCCTATTTCACAAGGGTAATAATAAATGTTTTGCCCTCCATAATTACTTAAATCACTTAATAAAATAGTTTGCCCCGTATAATTATATGCGTCTTCAAAATAACCGAATCCGTCAGTTGCTAAACTTGTTATAGTATCTATAAGGGTTTCATCGCCATCTAAAGTGTAATATCTTTTATAACTTACATTACAATAAGCGTACTCATTAGGGGTTACAGCCGTTTCTGATGAAGTATAAGGATTTGAATAAATAAAGTTAAAAAACTCACGAATAAACGGAGCTATATTATAATAGGTTTCCAAATTATTTATACTCGGAACTTTTTTACTAAGTGAATAAGTAGGTGCTATTGGTGCTGCTCCCGTGCCATTCCAAATAAACAACTCTAAGCGTGTTGCTTCCTGTGCTGCTTCATCTATTGTTACAATATACGGACTTCGTGCAAATATCATTTCTTTAAATTTGGTTTCATAATACTATCAAATAAATCTACCACGTCTAAGCCGTAGCTTGTAACTAAGTCATCAGGTAACTTCTTAAATGCTGCTTCAAAAGGTTTGGTAAAAAATAAACTGGGTTTAATTCCTTTCTCAAATATAGAACGAGCGATTGCAAAGTTTAAGCCTTTTCTGTTTTTAAATTGTCCGCCTTTTCCTCTCGGTGCTATTCCTTTTCTAATCGTCCATTTATCAAAAGCACTTGGAGGTGGCATTTTTGTTTTATAGCTAAATGGTGTATTGAATTTTCTTTTTACTCCACTAACTCCTTGATCTTGAAAGAATCCGTAATCTTCCATGTCAAAGTAAATACCTATTGAATTAGGAAATTGTTTAGCTTCACCCTGAATTGAATTGTAAAGCTTTCCAGAAGCTTTTTTATCTTTAATAGTCAAGTTTCTTTTTGCCTGAGCTACTACATAAGCCACGAATTTATTTAAGGTCTCTTGGTGGTTAGTCATTACATATAGTCATTTCGTTTCCTACTAAGTAATCAAATGTCATTGTCCACCCAGCTAAGTTGTTTTCAAACCTTTCAATAAATGGTTCGCAATTTGGATTACCGTCTATAATTCCAGCATTCAAAAAATAGTCACCTCTTATAAGTTTGTCGTAAACTCGGTTTAACATTACTATCTGAGTATTTAGTACGTCCTGTTCATTATCGTTACCTACAAATAAATTTGTGGTTTCGTCTTTTGCTATATCCACCACGTCCATAGCTATTATAGAAATATTATAACGAATAACGTTACCCTCAAACGTGGCATTGTTTACCATGATATGGGCTAAAGGAAATATTGTTTGTTTAGATAAATCTACTCTAAAAATATCTCCCTCTGTTACCGTATTTACCAAAGCAGAAGCGTTTAGCTCCGTCTTTATGGTGTTTAATATTGCGTAATAACTCATCTTTTTAATTGTCTTTTAAGTTCTCTGTTTTCTATACCTTGCTTTTGCTTTTCGAAAGTAAGGAGGGTAAGTGCTGCTGTAAGTCGAAGCTTTGTGACCTGTTCAAACTTCGTGAGGTCTCCCTGAGCGACTGCATATATTGACTGATACCAGCCCCAGTGTTTACTAAATTGAGCTCTTTCGCTAAAATCGCTGTCGCTTCCTTGTTCGTCTTCATCTCCGTCTCCAAATAATATAGCGTAGCCTGTAATAATTCGTTTTCTAAATTCCAAAAAAAAACCTTTGCAGCTAAAACAATATCCAAAGGAGCGAACTCCATTACTTCTGCATAGTTAATAGCTGAAATATACGGCTCAATTTTATACTTATCTCCGATCTTTTCTGTTATCGGTCTATACATTACAGCCATAGCCTTATTAAAGGTCTTTAAATCGCTTATATTGGCTTCAAGGTCGATGTATTCACCCCAGCTCATTTCTTCCAAATTAGGAATGAAACCAAACTCTACTCCACCTAACTTAAATCTATTTTTAAATTCCGTCTTTTGCTGAAATAAACTTGCAAAATGTAAGCTTAGTTCCTCAACTTGTTTAAATGGTATTTTAACGACTTCTTTTAATTCAATGCCGCAAAATATCTGAATCATTTTTTCAGCTAAAAAAACCTCATCATTTGAGTTCTCAGCAGCTAATAAAAACTTCTGATAGTGCTTTAAAGGTATTTCACTTAATTTAGTTGGTATTACTAATTCTAATTTCATGCTTATTATTTAAACGTTTATTCTGGTTTTTTGTAGTTCATGGCAATATTGTAAGCTTCATTTAACATTATTAAATGCTTTCTCATGCTCATCAAGTCATCAAATACTATTCTAACTTTAATTCCTTTACGAATGTATATGTAGTTCTCAACTACTGCAATCATTCTCGGTGTGTCGTCTGTCATTAACGTATATTATATGTTCCATAATTGCGTTTCATTCCGAGTGTTTCCATTTCGTGGTATCTCCAAGCGTCTATTGCGTGGTTATTGCTATCGATAGGCTTGTTTAACCTTGCTCCTGATTTATCTACATCCCAGCAATAGGCACGAAGTTCTTTGATTAAATTAGTGCTTTGTGATGTTATTAAGTATTCGTGTTGTTGTATTACATCAATTCCGTAGTTAATTGAATCCTTGCCCTTTGTAACTCCTTTCATAGTTATTCCGTATCTTCTTATTTCGTCAATGCTTTTAGGTTCTGAGCTATCAGCGTAAATAGGTACGTGTTTTGGTAGTATTTTAGCTATGTCGCTGTTTAACATTCCTGTACGATATACAAGTTCATTAAGTATTCGTGTTCCGTTATGGTTGTAAATTTCTATTGCAGAAGTAGGGTCGTTTGTATATCCAAAGTCTAAACCTATTCCTATTAGCTTTGCTTCAGGTGGTATTCTATCAATTTGTTTCCAGTTACTAAATATAACCCCTTCAAGCATTCCTATTTCACCAAGTCCATAAACACGCCACCAATTCGCCCAATAGCTGCTTGTTTCTGCTTTTAAGCGATTCTTTTCTATTTGCTGAACTATTGATTGATCAAGTGCTTCGTTATCCTTGTACGTTAAAATAATAAACTCGGATTCGGGTTCGTCTTTTAGTTCCTTATGTACCCAAAATTCATTCGCTGGGTTGAAGTCTAAAAATATTTCTTTTTTAGTCCGTATAGAAAGTTCATTGTAACTTTCAAAGGAAACATTATTACATTCGTTAATATAAAGAATGTCACGCCGAGCACCACGTAGCTTAGAACTATCATCCGCACTAAAAAATTCAAAAACACTCCCATTTTTAAAGTTATAAGTTAATAAAGATTTGTTTAATTGTGAATCAAAATATCGGTTTGTCCATTTCAGAATTTTAAGAAAGTCTTTTAATGCTCCCCTACGTAAATGAGGTATAGATTCAGCTACAATACTTATTTCTAAATTAGGTGTCTTTATTGCTTTGTCAATTAATACAGCTAAAATAGAATACGTTTTCGAAGCCGAAGTTCCACCCTGAATTATTTTAATTCGTTTTTTTAAAGCAAGTACTTTATTCGTTGCTGTCGTTCTCTGAAACATCAGGAAATAAAGGTTGTTCTATTATTGTTTGTTCTACTTGTTGAAGTGGCGCACCATAACCTGAATCCATTAATGCTTTGTAAGCTGAAACGTCTCCGTCCCTTGCTTTTTTAATAAGTGCCAAAGTCATTAAATCTTCCTGAGACATAGTTTCATTTTCACCCGTTAAAGGGTTCTTTAAGTTTTGATTAACTTCTAACCATTGTCTTGCTATGGTGCTTCTATTCCTTGCTCCTTTAGGTCTTCCGTTTGGGTTTCCGCTTTCGCCTTTTTCAAACTTTTTAAGGTTATCTAATTTGTTCGCCATTATCTTTGTTATTTCACTGTTTATTTAAACTCCTTTAATCGGAACATTTACTTTTTTTG